TCAGATATCGGTACGGGTCCAGAAGCAAGTACAGATAGTTCAACGGATTGGTACGATGATTGGTCAGAAAGTGATTTTGACCTCGACGAAGTAATTCGTGAACTAGAAGAAGATATTGCAGCACTTTCACACAAGGATATGGACTCCGAAAAGGGTGAATATCCAGAAGGTGAACCAGCCGGCGAAGAAGGATCAGAAGTACCTTCGGATTCGTCTGAAATTGGTAAAGGTTCCATGAAGGAAACTGAATCCGCCATGGATACCGGCAAGTATGCTAACGCCGAGTTGAAGATGGATGGATCGCATATGAATGCAGAAGAAGATGATGAAGAAATTGATCTTGAAGAAATTCTTGCAGAACTTGAAGCCGACGATGCAGAAATGGGCGATGAAAAAGTTGCTCACGATGCAAAAACGGCAATGGCTGATAAACTTGCGAGACTCAAGGGCGAAATGGCTCAATATCGAGCGGCAGTTAATACGCTTCGTGAGCGTTTACAAGAAGTTAACTTACTTAATGCAAAGTTACTCTTCACCAACAAAATGTTCCATAAAAATAGTTTAACCAACGAACAGAAAGTTCGCATTGTTGAATCATTCGACCGTGCAATGACCGTTCGTGAAGTTAAGATTGTTTATACGACATTAGTTGAAAATCTTTCCGCAGCAGTGAAGACGTTCAACGCATCACGTAAGAAAGTTGTTACTGAAGGACTTGCCTCTAAGGCAGTTCCCAGTACTGCTCCAAAGTCGCAAGTTATCGTGGAAAACACGGTAGCAAAAAGATTACAAGAACTTGCAGGAATCATTTAATTTTTAAGGAGATATAAATTATGTCAGATGTATCAGAATTTATCAACGAAGCGGGTAGTGCACACAAGCACGTTATCGAACAAACCCGTAAATTAGCAGGTAAGTGGGAAGGTTCAGGCCTCCTAGAAGGATTGAAGGGCTATGAAAAGCAGGCTATGTCCGTGATGCTTGAAAACCAAGCAACACAGCTTCTCTCGGAAAACAGTAAGACGAACTCAGCTGGAACCAGTGGTGAAAACTGGGCCGGTGTTGCACTTCCCTTAGTCCGCAAGGTCTTTGGTTCAATTGCCGCAAAGAACTTCGTGTCTGTACAACCAATGAACCTTCCAGCAGGACTTGTGTTCTACATGGACTTCAAGTATGGTTCAACGTCAAATGGTCAAACGTCAGGACAATCACTTTATGGCACCGCGGCATCGTCAACGTTCGGTGGATTTGGTAACACGAACACGGGTGGTTTATATGGCGCAGGTCGTTTTGGTTATTCATTGAATGATCAAATTACATCGTCATTAGCAATTGTACCAGCATCTGCATCATTTTCCGATGTAAATTACAATCAAGATTACGTAGCAACAGGAAGTCTAAGTAAATATACGGTTGCTGGAACAGCATTACCAAGTGCTGATTTCTTAGCAGTTCGCTCATTTGCTTTAAGTGGATCAGTAATTGATTTTGGGGCATTACTATTACCAGAATTTACCAAGTATGATGGCACTAATGTGACATTCATTGTTAGTTCAGCGGTAGGAGTATCGAAGACACTTAACAGTGTTACATTCACAAAGGCACCTGTCGATACAGCACGTGGCGATTTCGAAGATCGTGACGGTTCAACAAACCTTAACATTCCAGAAATTGATTTGGAACTCAAGAGTGAAACCATTGTTGCCAAGACACGTAAGTTGAAGGCAGTATGGTCACCAGAACTTGCACAAGACTTGAACGCATATCATTCAGTAGACGCTGAAGCAGAACTCACCAGTATGTTAAGTGACTATGTTGCAATGGAAATTGATCTTGAAATTCTTGATATGTTAATTGGCGCTGCACCATCAACCACAACGGAATTCTGGTCAGCAGAAATTGGTTCAGTCTGGAACGGCAGTGCATTTGCCGCCAGTAGCTTTACGGGTACGGCATGGACAAACATGACCTGGTTCCAAACACTTGGTCAGAAGATGCAAAAGGTTAGTAACAAGATTCATCAGCTCACGATGCGTGGCGGTGCTAACTTTGCAGTGGTGTCACCAACGGTGGCAACAATTCTTGAAACCATCCCTGGCTTTGCAGCCGGAACCGATGGCGACAAGATGGAATTTGCAGCCGGTGTCACGAAGATTGGTAACTTCCAGAACCGCTTCACCATATACAAGAACCCATACATGACAGAAAACGTGATGTTAATGGGCTTCCGTGGTAACCAATTCTTGGAAACGGGTGCAGTGTACGCACCATACATTCCATTGATCATGACGCCACTTGTGTACGATCCAAACAATTTCACACCTCGTCGTGGCGTGATGACGCGTTACGCGAAGAAAGTGGTCAGACCCGAATTTTTTGGAAAAATCTACATCGACAAGCTCAACCTCGTCTAATAGATTTTGTAACACGATTAATAAATTGGGTGACCTTCGGGTCACCCTTTTTATTGTCATAAAGTTATGGTTATATAAACTATTTTGATATTTATAGTATATGACTCTAATAGAGGGCTTGTATGCAGAATCGTGAACCAATTATTTTTGAAGAAGCGCCAATCAATCCATATAACCTAACGGCATTTGGTTTTTATGATAGTGACGCAGAGTTTCAAACGGAAGCCCCTCGGGTTGCATCATTTGTGGCAAGGCGGCTGGGTTATCCTGTCGTGGATGTGGAGCTTACCCATAGACAAATGTATACGTGTCTAGAAGAAGCCATTACCACGTATAGCAATCAAGTTAATCAATTCAATGCCCGTGAACACATGCTATCATTACAAGGCATGAGCACGTCCACGAATATTACCCAGCGAAATATTCTATCCACGCCACTTCCACAATTGGTGAAATTGTCCGCACAATACGGCATGGAAGCAGAAAGTGGTGGTAATGTCACAGTAAAGAAAGGTTTTATTACTGCCTCTGCCTATCAACAATCCTATGATCTTAAAACGCTGTGGGCAGATTCAAAAGAAAGTGGATCGGCAATTGAAATTCGTCGCATTTATCATCAGATGCCACCAGCAATTGCACGATATTACGATCCATTTGCCACAACGGGTCTTGGATTAACCAATCTCATGAGTGAGTTTGGATTTGATGGATTTTCTCCACCGGTCACCTTCGTAATGATGCCTGCCTTTGAAGATTTATTGCGTATTCAAGCAATTGAAATAAATGATATGATTCGTAAAAGTCAATATAGTTTCACGGTATCCAATAATATTGTACGTTTCACTCCAATCTTTACCGAAGCTACTGAAATATGGTTTGATTACATTGTTATCTCAGATAAACAAAGTGGAAACGCATTACTGCAATCGGGCTCAGAAAATAGTACAGTATCGGATTTATCTAATATTCCCTATGATAACATTCAATACAAGAATATCAATAGTATTGGAAGAAACTGGGTATACCGATATACACTTGCATTAGCAAAAGAAGTATTGGGAAATATTCGTTCTAAGTACGAAAATATTCCCATTCCTGATGCACAAATACGATTAGATGGTGATACACTTCGTAGAGAATCTGCTCAAGAAAAGGATAACCTAATCAAAGAAATTCAGGAAACCTTAGAACAAACAGGTCATCAAGCGCAAATGAAAAAACATATGGAAAATGCAGAAGCAATGCAAGCAATGTTCAAGTATGTTCCAGTACCTTTCTACGTTTTATAATATATGCCGCGATTTGTCACTGAACGCGACTTTCTATTCTTTCAACATATCAACCGAGAAGTTGTTGTTGATATCGTTGATGTAGAAGTCGTATTATATAAAATTATTCAAGATATTGCCAACGTGAATATTTACGGGGAATCTATTAGTAAGGCACGGTATCGTGGTATTAGTTTAAATGCATTAATAAAATACCCCAAAGCGCAACCTGGGTCAGAAGGATTTGGTTATGATATCACACAACCTGGCGTAGAATTTAGATTTGTACGAAAATTACTACAAGATGTGAATGTATATCCAGAAGTCGGTGACATTATCAAATATAACGAAAGTTATTATGAAATTGATAATATTAACGAAACTCAACTAGTTGCGGCAAGACCTGAATATAATAATAACATCATTTGTGAAACGCATTTGACTCGTAAAAGCAGTGTTAATATTGAGGAAACCCACACATGAGTACGCCTATATTCGACAGAAATCGTATTACAATGCCAACACGATATAACCGTGGTATGGATAACAAAAATGTCACAGGCGTCAGCTCACCCGTGTCTGTGGGGTTATATACGGTGGACAACGCCATATTGAAATACTTACAAACAAAGATTAAACCCGTAATAACACAGGACGGCAAACAAATTCAAATTCCCGTTATTTACGGTAATCCAGAACGGTGGAAAAGTGCGCAACAAGATGGGAATATTCGTGATAAGAATGGAAAAATTCTATTGCCAATTATTATGATAAAACGCACGACTATGAAACGAAATCAAATAGCATCTCCCGTAAACAAGTACCAACAATATACGTTTCGGGCAGGGTGGAATTCTAGAAATATTTACGATAGATTTACCGCACAAAATGGCATTGTTCCAAGTCAAATTTATCATACCACGATGATTCCCGATTATTATGATTTTGTGTATGAGGCAATAATTTGGACGGAATATATGGAACAAATGAATGGGGTTGTTGAAAATATTTCGTTTGAAAGTGATGAATATTGGGGTGAAACAAACAATTATAAGTTTGTCACCAAGATTTCTCAATTTGAACAATTAACAGATCTTCCCACAACGAATGA